TATTGGACTTGCTAAAGACTTTGGACTTAATTATTGGGATGACCCTGCAGGACGTATCCAAACTATTAAAGACAATAGAGGACAAAACAGTACTGGTTGGGAAAGTCTGGACAAAGTATTGTATGGTGGATTTAATCCAGGTGAACTAAACATCTTTGCAGGTGGTAGTGGTTCGGGTAAAAGTTTGTTCATGCAGAACATGGCACTTAACTGGGCACTTGCTGGCAAAAACGTTGTTTATGTTTCTCTAGAATTATCTGAAGAACTGTGTAGTATGCGATTAGACGCTATGCTTACTAACATGAGTACACGTGACGTTATGAAGAATCCAGATGACGTTGAACTTAAAGTTAAAATGGCAAGTAAAAAAGCAGGTGTACTACAAGTTATCCAAATGAAAAACGGATGTACTGTAAACGATATCAAAGCATACATTAAAGAATTCCAAATACAAAAAAATATTAAAGTAGACGGACTATTTGTTGATTACTTGGATTTGATGATGCCTGTAAGTGTTAAAGTTAATCCAAGTGATCAATTTATTAAAGATAAGTTTGTATCGGAAGAGTTACGTAACTTAGCAATTGAACTTGGTACACTATTTGTTACAGCATCGCAGTTAAATCGTGGTGCAGTTGATGAAGTTGAGTTTGACCATTCGCACATTGCAGGTGGCATTAGTAAAATTAATACAGCAGATAACTTAATTGGTATTTTTAGTAGTCGTGCAATGCGTGAGCGTGGGCGTGTACAGATACAGTTTATGAAAACACGTAGTAGTAGTGGTGTTGGTACTAAACTAGATTTAGGTTATGATATGAATACACTGCGTATTACTGATTTAGATGAAGATGAACAAGGCGAAGATGGACAAGTTGCAAGCATTTATCAAAGCCTAAAAGCAAATGCAACAGCTAGTGTTAGTCCTCCGGGTCAGCAAGTTGCACAACCTGCTGCGGTTGCTGTAGACAATGCTGATAGATTGAAAAATTTATTAAAAAGAAGAGAATAATAATGGGCAAGACATGCAATAGATTACTTAATCATCTAGCCCAAGTCGATTCTGCTGGGTATGTTATACCTTGTTGTCAGTTTACTAGAGAATGGCTAGAAAAGTGGGAGCCTTTTAATCTGAGAAACTTAGATACATTTGACAATATTTTAACTTCCGATAGATGGAATACATTACAAGAAGAAATGCTTAAAGAAGATATTCCTGAATGTAGAAATTGTTGGCGACAAGAAAAAACAGGTGCACACAGCATGAGACAATGGGCCAACCAAACTGAAGTTGAAAACCCGGGAAAATTAGAATCATTGGAAATTGGAATTGATACAACATGCAATATGATGTGTCGTATTTGTAGACCTGGTCAAAGTTCGAAATGGTATTCTGCAGATAGTGTGTTAACAAAATTGCACGAATATCAGAATAAAAATGGATTTCAATATGACAAAAGTTTAGTAGATACTAGTAACAGCACTAAATTAATAAATGCACTTAATAATACCAACTTAACAAAATTAAAAACTGTACGTATCAATGGCGGTGAACCTTTTTATAGTAAAAAATTGTTAACATTGTTACAAAAGATAGACGAAGATGCTAAAATAGAAAATGTAGAATTGTCTTTTAATACAAACGGTAGTATATTTCCAACAGGAAAAATTGCTGATTTATTACACAGAGCTAAAAAACTTCGAATTGACTTTAGTATAGATGCAGTAGGAGATTTAGCTACTGTTACTAGATGGGGTGTCGAATGGGGTATTATCGAAGAAACGATAGATAAATGGAAATCAAATTATAAAAATGCAACATTTGGAATGCATTCAGTGATAAGTTTGTTAAACATAAACAGAATAAAAGATTTATACGACTTTTCCGAATCTAAAAATTTACAATGGTCATATTATGCTTTATCGAGTCCTGAGCATTTGTCTATAGATCAGTTGCCTGTTGAAATAAGAAAAGCATACTTGGTGAAATTCAATGATAAGGATTTAATACAAGAAACAGAAATAAATGATATTTTAATTAACACTCCGTATACTAAAAATACAGAGTATGATTTTTTTCTAGAAGCAACAAGATTACTAGACGATTATCAAGGAAATAATTTTAAAAACGTTAACCCAGAAATTTACAATCTAATAGAGGAGTTGCTGAAACATCAATGCCGTTGACCTTATCTAGTCTATGTATGATGTTGAACAACGGGCTAGCCTTTAGGAGTCAATAAGTTTGAGCCTGTATTCGCCAAAAAGTAAGCCTGTGTGTTGCCCGCTACCACTGATGTTATAGTTCTTATTTTTCCAATGGATCCTAAGTTCTTAATCAGAAAATGCAAAAGTGCCATAAGTGCTTTCCATCAATGTTTCAGCAACAATATTTATAAATAGTAGTGTTATGAAAAGAAAAACAAGATCTATTTTGGAAGAAATTAATGCAATGGCTCCTCGTCGAGACAAGAAGCAAATTGTAGAGTCTAATGCCGAGCAAGTTATTGTCACTGCTATTAATTTAATTAATTTAATTAACGAAAGTTTTGATGTAGAAACTGCAGCAGACTTGAATAAAAGATTAATTAATTCTATCCGAACTAAAGATCCTAAAAAGTTTCAAAGAGGGATCAAAAGAGTTGAAGATTAAAGATATATTAGGCGGCAAGTATAAGCGTAAAATTAGACGTGGTAGTCGTATTAAAAGAATTAGACAAGAAGAACTGCACCTAAGCGAAGGTGGAAACATCTTTGACGGTACAGTTGACTTCGACCACAAAATGATACCCGGTATTATGAAAGTAATCAATAGTGTATTGAAAAAAGTAAATGCAACTGCTATACCCATTGGATCAGGTGCAACGCCTACTCCGGGTAAAGTAAGTGGCGATTTAGATATGATTGTTGATGTAGATCAACTACGTCAAGAATACAATATGCCAGATGCTAAAGATGCTGATATACGTAAAAAACTGCGTCAAACATTTGATTTAGCAGGTTTTGAAACAGCACAAACTGGTTCAAGTGTGCACATTCGTGTGCCGATGGAAGATCATTCACATCAAGTTGATATTATGGTTGTACCTAATGCAGCAAATGCTGCACAGTTCCATACACACAATATTCCAGCAGGATCAAAGTTTAAAGGAAAAAACAAGCATCAACTATTAAGTATTATTGCTCGAAACAAAGGTATGTTGTGGAGTAATTTTGTCGGACTTTATAAGCGTTTACCAAATGGTAACAAAGATCCAAACGGATTTATTACTAGCGATATTAATGAAATTGCTAAATTATTATTAGGCCCTAATGCCCGCAAAGAAGATTTGGGCAGTGTTGAATCTATTGTATCAGCATTGGGTAAAGAAGGCGAAGAGCTATTAGCAAATATCAGAGCAAATGATAAAAATTGGAAAGAACTTGACTAATGCGAGCAAGAGAAATACTCACAGAGGCTGCAAAGGTCGGACGTGAATATCAGCATTTAGAAGATTTAGTATTTGCTGAAGGCAGCAAAGGTGCATTACGAGCGGCTAGTGTACTACAACGGTTAGGTCAAGACTCTAGTGATGTTGCAATTAAATGGGACGGTAATCCAACAATTTATTGGGGCAGAGATCCAGATGGTAAATTTGTACTAACTGGTAAAAACGGTTGGGGTAAAAGTAAAAGTACCAGCAGCGATGAACTCAAACAGTTTATTATGAGCACAGGTAAGGGCGAAGACTGGAGACAAGACTTCGCCAACAACATGGGTGCAGTGTTTGATTTAATGGAACGTAATACTTCAAATGATATGCGTGGATTTGTATACGGAGACTTGCTGTACAGCCCTAGTAGGCCATTTGTAAGCAACAAAGGTACGTATGTGTTTGAACCTAACAATGTTGCATATACAGTAGATGCAAATAGCGACATTGGTAAACGCATTGGTAACAGTCAAATTGGTATTGCTGCACACAGTATATACGGAGCATTTGGTGATAAGTCGGGAACTCCACTTAAAGATACACGTAGACTGAACACAAACGAAGTAGTAGTGTTTGGACAAACATATGTTACTCATACGCCTAAAGTAGATACTAGTTCAGTTGAAGAAATTATAAAACTAGCCAACACAAACGGAGCAGCAATTGATGCATGGCTAACTCCTGAAAAAGGATTAAGCAACAAAGGTGCAATCATTTACAATTATGTTAATCAAATGACCAAGCAGCGTAAACTAGATAAATTACGCACAGGATTTTTTGATTGGCTTAAAACAAGTAAAGTTAGTTCAGGTCAACAAGCAAAACTAATGGCAACGGACAACAAAGGATTAGATGCAATGCTAGAACTAGTTGTAAAAATTATGACAGTTAAGAATAATATCATTGCACAATTAGATACAGCACCGGCAGACATAGTAGCAACTACAAAAGGCGAACGTGGTGGTGAAGGTTACGTTGCTGGTAGAGATAAAATTAAACTAGTGCCACGTGATAGATGGCAACCAAATTTG